GATGTAAAAAATATAAAAAAAAAAAAAAAAAAAAAAAATAATAGAACAAACAAAACACCACCAACCGACCACTAATTAGGACAGGACCATGCAGGTAAGTGTCTGTATACGGGCGGTCTCTGTACCTCTCTACCTACTAACATTAAAACTATCAATAGCTTGCATATTAAATCGACAGGCCGGAACTAGCGAGCGGACCTAGTTACGAACTTGGCATCGAAAAAAGTTCGTCGGACCTAACGAAAACAGTTGACAGGAAAGCAGACCTATGATACACTTCTATTCACGGTCGTAAGAGAGCGACCTTAAACAAGGAGTCAGAAAATGGCCGAAACGAAAAAGGTAGACGCGTCGGTTGAAAAGGTTGGCGGACGGCAACTGGTAGACGCTAGCGGGCAGAATACCAAAGTAGATTTTAGTTTTTCTCACATGGTTTTTGCCTCTGTTGCTGATGCTAAGGAAAAGGGTCGGGTAGCATCAGAGGATGACATTCTGCAAATGCTCAATGCTAAGGAGAAGGCTAAGGAACGTGCTAAGGCTCAGAATAAGGCCGTGTCTGATGCTGGCTATGAGATTCCGAATGACGATGCACAGAAGTTGCTTCGTGACATGATTAGGACGTTGGAGGCTAGCAAGCAATTCGTAGGTAAGGAAAGGGAAATGGCTGAGAAAACGCTAGGCACGACCTACGATGATAGCTTGACGTTGGCGCCGAAGGTTAAGACCGAAGCGTAAACTACTCAGTCTATCATAAGAATGGCCCGGTAAGGCAGATATACTGCCTATCGGGCTATTTTTATTTGTATTGATAAAAACAGTGCAATTATGTGCATACTCTATTGCTAGTTGTGATAGTATTGCTAATAGAGGTGCATATGAAATTGATTAGAGTACGTTGTCTCATTTGTCTAGCGTGGCATTCCGTCGCTTTGACTGGCTCACATTGCCCACATTGTGGCGCGACTAGAATCGGCCATAAGCATTACGCGTATTCTGATACGCTAGACAAGCTTGTCGAAATTTTCTCAGCGGTTCACACGCCGCTTGCGCTTCGGCACAATTACTACACGAAGTAGATTATGACAAAAAAATCAGAATGGCTTGTTTGTGTCCGATGCGGAAAAACGGACAAGACTTCAACGGTTACGATTCCCCATCACATTGGAACAAAAAATTCTATGCATTGCCCTGATTGTGGAAATGTCGATGGTAAGGCATTGCTTTGTCGTGATTGTTGCCCGACTGGTCATCAGACTCGCATCGGGTAATCACGTCGTATTCAACCGATGCGGACCGTTTGCAGAATGCACAAGGAGAATGAGCATGATTAATCTACTGGTCATCTGGTGCTTGTTGGTGCTTTTCGGTTTAGTCACAGAGGAGAAGTAAAATGTTTTCTACACTCTACAGATTTTTCGACAAAATCCGGTTTCGCGCTACCGACATGAAATTAACACTCGTGATGTGTCGCGATGATGAATTCGCCAGCATGTCACGCGCGGATTTAATCAGGATGCGCGCGGCATGTTACGACCTAGCAGAAGCGATTACTGCATACGTGACAGCGCAGGATGTGCGCGACATTGACCACGACGAACGCGATTAGTTAGCATCACGAACTATTAGCCCGACTAATAATCGGGCTAATTTTTTGGCCCATGACTTTACCGCGCAAACCACTTTGCCAAGAGCGCGCGCTGTTACGTTAATCAACGTAATGCATTACGCGGTTATACGTAATGTTAGCAGTGCTAAGTAAGTTGCTATACTATTTGCGAGCAGCTTACTATTAATAAGTTCCTACCCGGTATATAGCTGCTAATAGAGTCTCATTAACTAGTATGGGTGGGTGGCATTCAGCTACAGCTATGGATTAACCTTACAGAATAGGGTCCCATATATCAATAGTTCCTTACGATTCCCACTATTTCACACCTAAAAATAATCCCGCAAGTCGTTCAAAATCAACGGCTTACGCCGTTCCCCGATTTGACTTTTTATCGGGCCTATGCTACACTTCCCGCGACTAGGTTCTCTAGTCCTTTTACACCATAACAGTAAGATAAGTAGAAGGATAATGATAGGGTCTAGTTATGCCTATAGGAATAGTCAGTGACGAGGACTTTCTTAAAGAGTCTCATAATTCGGGCATCGTTCGGCCTACTAAGCCAGATGATACTAAGCCCGCGGAAGTAGAAGATATTAAACGTGGTCGTCCTCCTAATAAGAAAGAAGTTCCAGAAGAACTAAGAGAAATAATCGCCAAGTCCGCGATTAATGGAGAAGGTACCGGATTAGAAATAGCTAATGCGTTCGATGTATCTCCATCCTCTGTATCAGCCTATAAGGTAGGCGCGAACAGCACCACTCAGTATAACCAACCTAACGATTCCCTCCTATCAGCAGTAACAGACCACAAAGATAAGATTAGTAAGCGCGCGACTCGCACGCTAATGGCTGCGCTTAAGAACATTACGACTGAGAAACTAGGCGCGGTCAAAGCGCGCGACCTAGCAGCTATCGCTAAAGATATGTCAGCGATTATAGCTGATATGGAACCGAAAGTACCAGTCACTCAGCAGAATCAGAACAACGTGCAATTTGTATTCATGGCACCACGAGTCAAGACTATTGATGAATATCAAGTCATGACAGTCAGTGAGTAATGGCTAAACAAGTTTGGTGTAGACAGTTCACTATAACGATTAGTTCCACACAGAATTCATTTAGTCCGTGTGGTGCACCGTCGTTAGATACAGATGCTAAGACTGGAACGCCTGCGCCTGCTGCTGGTACGATAGCTGATTTATTCGTTGCAATAGATGTTCTCCCTGCCGCTGGAACTACCAAAGTATTCACACTAGCCATTAACGGTACTCCTACCGCAATGGCTGTAACATTAGATGACGCGCACACGTCGGGTCAATATAGTGGCGCGGCGATAACTGTTGCGGCTGGTGATTTAGTTTCAATCATTTATACTAAGACTGGTACGCCTGGTGCGTCTGCTGCTGCAACTATATCGTGGATGTGGAGTGGAACTAAATCCGTTTACATGGGTTCTAACTTCGCATTAAACACAACCACGCCTAGATGGATTGGATGTTTTTCGCCTAGTGAAACTAGTTCAACTGTTGCAGCTAATATCGTTCATAACGTAGTAGCGGCTGCTGGTAATATTACAGACCTATACGCTACACTCGCTGCGGCTGCTGGCACGACAGGTTCATATACTTTCACCATATATAAAAATGGAGTCGCGCAGGATGGTAGTGGAGGAACACCTGACACGCGTGTTAGTCTTACTAATGCTGTTACTCGTGTTAGTGGTAACGCTTCATTCACATTACCTGTAGTCGCAGGCGATACCGTATATATTCAAGTAGATTCAGTTAGTTCACCATCTACTAAAACTGGTGCAGTAGGTATAGCATTTCAGTCTACTACTGGTGGTGAATCTCAGATGTGTTGGTCATTAGCATCAATCACTGGCACAGGTGGTGGTGTTAATAGTTATAGTGGGCCTCATTTAGCTAACCTATCATGGAATACAGTAGGTAATAGAAAGTCCACAGTATGTGATAAGTTCAAGTTATACGGATTACGAATGGTCCTAGCAACCGCGCCCGGCGGTGTGACTAGTAGGACATTTGTAAATGTTCAGAATGATATTGCTGGAACAGTCACTTGTACTATAACCGGTGTGGCTACTACTGGTTCTGACACTACACATACAGATAGTTATGCAGCAGCAGATACTATTTGTTTTCTTGAATCTGCTGTATCTGGTTCACCTGCTGCATCAATAGGAACAGTTGGATTTATTCAATTCGTTCAAGGTGGTAATCCTCCTGGTAAATCTCAGGGTGGTAATAAGAAAAATGGTGGCGGCGCTGTTAATTCATTACAGCCCGGTGGAACTATTTGTATGACAATTGGTAACGCTGGTAATTCTTCTGAGGTCCAATGAGTTCACAAGTCACACCCAAAAAGAATGCAGCGTATTCATTCTATTGCGCGCTCACTAGTCAGGCTAATACGAATGTCTTTCAAGCTAGTGCGACATTAACAACAGGCGATGTTAAAGTTTCAGTAGATGGCGCGGCGCTAGGTAATATCACTACGTTGCCAGTTGTTACTCCTGCTGCTAGTAAAGCTATTCTAGTCAGTCTATCATCGACTGAAATGAATGGTGATAATATTCAAGTTATATTCAGCGATGCGGCTGGTAGTGAATGGGCCGATGCTCTATTCAATATTCAGACCACTGCTAGGCAGGTCGATGATTTAGCATTTCCTCTAACAACTGGTAGAGGTTCACTCACTAGTACGACTGGTTCTATTGTAGTTACTTCGCTAGAGACACAAGCTAAAGCAGATGTTAATGCTGAAGTAGTAGACGTAGTAACAGTAGATGTTGTAGCGGATTCAGTTCCGGCTGATGGAAGCAGACCTACATTAGCACAAGCCGCGTATATGTTAACACAGTTCCTAACAGAGCGCGCGGTATCAGGTCTAACAATGACAGTCAAGAAACCTGATGGCACTACGGCTCTAATGACATTCACATTGAACGATGCTGCTAATCCAACTAGTATCACGCGCGCTACTTAAGCTATTTGAATTCATTTGGTCAGAATAAGGAGAGAGAATAATGGCATCACAGGTAACAGCGAACATCACACTATCTGGTAGAACTGGACCTTCGCTAGCTATGAGCAGTGTTTCATTAGCTAATGCATCTAGGCTAGATTTGGATTTCGCTGCGAGTCGTGGAACTGTTTATGTTAGCAATCCTACGAACGCGCAGCCTAGGAAAGTTGAGTTCGATTTAGTTCTAACTACGACTCTAACCGACACAATCACTTCGCTGGTTAACGCTATTGCTATCGCTGGTTCCTAATGCCTGTAGGTCAGTTAGTATCGCTCGGCGTTGGCAGTCCTGCTGATATTAAGCAATTAGTATTAACAGGACTAGTCAATCAACCTAGTGGAGCAGGCGTAGTCACTGCGGAGATTTCGTTAGATGGGGCTGTCGTATTGGCAGCTAACACTATCTATGTAATGCCTGCACGTATTGTAAACTTTGAATGGTATGTAGCGGCTGCTGCGATTATAGAAGGTTCATTAGACCAGAATACTTGGGTTACAATCGATACGGCTAGTGCAGCAGGTAATCGTCAGGTAACAGGTTCAGTATGGCCATTCATTCGGCCTAGTGCTGTTACCACGATTCTAGTTAAGAAGGCCAAGAAGCTATGACCACATCATTACTAATCGGTCCTACTCATACACTCACTCAGAACACTGTGTATGCTTTACCTGCTAGACAGGTCAGAATGTTATCGTCCGCTGTTCTAGCTGTGTCAGTAGATAATTCGACGTTCACTGATGTAGCAGCTACAACTACAGGAACTGATGTTACGGCTGGATGGGCGAAATGTACCACAGGTGCAGCAGTCGTAGTTTGTAGAGTATAAATGAAAGACTCAATGCTTGACCCTGAATTTGTTAAGTATCTTTCGACATTAGGTATAGGTGGTCTACTAGCAGCGTTCATGTTCGCGTTTTATCGTAAGGACGTTCAGCAATATTCGCAATTGTGGAAAAGTACAACAGACCAACTAATCGTAATAGTTAAAGAGAATACAGCTTCTAATATGAAACTAATCGCTCTAATCGAATCGCAAGAACGAAATGTTCTACGTAAAACCGATATTGAGGAAATGATGGATAGGCGGATTGGAAAGTGACATTTACTCCGGATGAATTAAGGAAACATATTGAGGAAACTCTCAACTTAACTAATAGCACATTAGTTCCAGATAATCATCGAGGTGCGTTCGTAGCTTATTACGATGATGCGGGTGTAAGAACTGCTATTGCATTTAAAACTGAAGATGGATGGGAAATTCAAGGTACTATAGCTTGGCATCAACATGAGAAGAATTTAGACTACGGCGTTAACGTGATGAAAACATGGTAACAGATACTGAGAATCAGGTAGTTTCATTCGACCTAGTAGATAATCCTAATAAGCCGTGGCTTAATATACCGGGTGCTACTAGTGAGTTGGAATTAGACTGGTTACATTATAACGCGCACAACAAGAAACATATCTATGAGATTGGTTCTTTCTTTGGTCGTTCTACTGTAGCTCTATTAGCTAGTGGTAGTCAGGTCACAGCGGTAGATGATTTCAAAGGAATGCGCGAAGAAAAAATGTCTGATGCATTACGGTCAGATATTTATCATGAGTTTCTAAAGAACACGCGCAAGTATGAGAACTTAGACATATTAAAAATTGACCACGCCGAATTCGTTCCATCGAATGATTGTGATATGGTATTTATTGATGGCTCTCATTTATATGACCATGTAATGAGAGATATCCTAAAGTTCAGAAATCACAGAGATATTTTAATCTGTGGTCATGACTTTGCGTGGTGGAATTCCGTTAGAGCTGCTGTAATGAAACTGTTCTACGGAAATTTCAAATTAATTGGTCCTAACCTGTGGTATGTCAAACAATGAAAAGAATCCTTGTAGCTATTCCGACTCAAGAGATGGCGCGCGCTGCTGCATTCTATGATTGGGTAGGTCTGATTAAAGTACCGGAAGGCTACGAACTATTACATACGCGCGCTCATGGTCAGTCACCTGCACGTAATCGTAACATTATGATTCAGCAGGGAATTGATTTGAATTGCGATTATGTATTTTTCATTGATGATGACTGTTTAATTCCGCCTGATACTCTAGTCAAACTAGTAAATCATAACGTCGATATCGTCAGTGGTTTGTATTGCATGAGGAATTATCCTCATAAGCCTATTGTATTCGATGAAGCTCTTGATGATGGAACTTGTAGATGGACTCAGCTATCAGGTCCAGATGAAGGATTAAAAGAAATCGTAGCAACTGGAATGGGTTGCTTGTTAGTTAAGATTGATGTATTCAAGAAGATTCAAGAGAAACATAAGTATTGGGTTACACTAGGCGAATTAGAAGCTGACCATTGGTGTGATGACCTTTCATTCTTTAAAAGAGTTAGAGAAGCTGGCTTTCAAATTCTAATCGATTTGAATTGTCCAGTAGGTCACATTGCTAAATTAGCAATTTGGCCTAATAAGATTGATGGTGTGTGGCACATTACATATGATACAGACGGACCACAACGTCATTCATTTCCATTACAATACGAACAGCAAGCAAGATTAAGAATTCCATCTGAGAAGCGAGATACGACTTATCTGAATGGTGTAATGCAAATTCAGATTACGAATATTTGCGACTTGTCCTGTCCTAATTGTTCACAAGGATGCAATCTCAAAACGCATCCTCATTCAATGACATTAGAACAGTTCGAGCAAGCTGTCATTTCAGTAAAGGATTACTACGGAGTCATTGGAGTATATGGCGGTAATCCTACGTTGCATCATCAGTTTCCGCAGATATGTGAGATACTAAGAAAACATATTGATTATGAGAGACGTGGATTATTCGCTAATGGTCTATCGGGACATGGTAAGGTTTGCGCAGAGACGTTCAATCCAAAATATTCTAATCTAAACATTCATGGCGAAATGAATGTATACGAAGAATTTAAACGAGATTGGCCGGAAGCACTATTTAATGTAAAAGGATTCGACCATTCGCGTCATACGCCTTCATGGGTTGCTATTAAAGACATGGAAGATATGACACAGAATGAGCGGATTAAGGCTATTCTAGATTGTGATATTAATCGATACTGGTCTGCGTTCATTGGATTATATCGTGGTGAGTTGCGCGCTTGGTTCTGTGAAATAGCAGGTGCGCAGGCACGATTACATGAGGATGATACAGACTATCCTGACACGGGATTACCTGTTGAACCTGGATGGTGGAAATTACCATACGATAGTTTCCATAATCAGATGGTTAAACATTGTTTTGAGTGTGGTATTCCTCTACGAGGTCAGGGTGAATTAGATAATGGTCCAATAGAATATGTTAGTGCGACTCATCTTCCTATTTACAAATTGAAGCGTGCCGATGGTAAGATGATTAAAGTCGTGAATCGTCGTTCTCAACTAGGTGCTAAGTTAGGTCGAGTCACTGATTACATTGAGAATGGTTATTTAGAACTGGTAGGTTCTAAGTGAAAAAACTAATCGTGGCAATTATCCTTACGTTGCCCACACTTGCATACGGTCAACAAGCTACGCCTAATAATAAATTTGCGTGGGACCAGTCGGCGCCATTACTATCAGACGCGCAGGCATACACGTATAAGTATTATCCGGATGGCTCTACTACCGCTGTTACATTCGTTGGTGTGACTTGTACTGGTTCTACATCACCATTTCAATGTGAAGTAGCTATTCCAGCATTTACACCTGGTAATCACACTATTCAATTAACAGCAACTAATATCGCAGGGGAAAGTGCTAAATCTAGCCCTTTCGCTTTCACTTTCGTTGTAACCCCGGCCACCCCTGCTAATATTCGTATCAAGTAAATGCCGTTCGATTCTACGGGTAAATGGAAGCCAAACGATAAACAAGCTGCATTTCTAGCTGTTCCTAATGATGTTAAAGAAGCATTTTATGGTGGAGGTGCTGGGTCTGGTAAATCAGAAATACTATTAGTCTATCCAATTGTTAGACGATGGTATCAAAATCCAAAGTTCAAGCAAGTTTTCATGCGAAGAACTTATCCTGAACTTAGGAATGAAATAGTTCCACGGTCTAAAGAGTTTTACTATAAGCTTGGAGCCACATTCAATAAATCCGAAATGTCATGGTGTTTTCCTGCTCCAGACCAATTCGGTGGTAGAGGATTAGCTAATTATGGTGCAATGGTATATTTGGGTCATTGCGAAAATGAAGATGATGTCCATCAGTATGATTCGATGGAAATCAATCTGTTTACACCAGACGAGCTTACTAGTTTCACAGAATGGATTTATCTTTATATTGGATTAACTCGTGTCAGAACGAGTGACATTAATCTTCCGGCTGTCATACGTGCTGCTGGTATGCCTGGTGGTATTGGTCACACTTGGGTCAATAACAGGTTTGTTCGTCATAATAAAAAAGGAAATATCGTTCTCGAAGGACGCGGTGGGAATCGACGTATATTTATTTTTGCTACTCTTGCTGATAACGAACATATTGACCCTAATTACGCGCAATCGCTAGAAGGATTACCAGAGGCCGAAAAGAAGGCTAAAAAATATGGTGATTTTGACGCGTATCTAGGTCAGGTATTTGATGAGTATCGTGATAGACATTATCCAGATGAACCGGATAATGCATTACACTTAATCGAACCTTTTGATATTCCTGAATGGTGGCCTAAGATTGTATCGATAGATTGGGGATTCGCGCCACCTGCTATGTCATACGCATGTTTTGGCGCGATTAGTCCTGAACGTAGAGTAATTGTTTATCGTGAATTAGCGTGGCAGAAAACAAAGATTGAAGAATGGGGCGCGCAATTAAAAGAACATATCGATAGAGAGAATCCGCGCGTAGTCAAGCTTTGTCAATCTGCTAAACAAGACCGTGGACAAGACCATACTATAGAACAACAGGTCAATGCTGCAATCGGTAGAATCGTTGTGCTCAGTGGTAACACACCCGGTAGTCGTATTGCAACTAAACAATTATTGCACGAATATTTCAGGTGGAAAGCTAAGTATATCCCACATCAGGATATCAGAGCCTACAACGATGAATATGCAGCGTGGGTATTGCGAAACAGAGGATTACAAGAATATCAGTCGTACTTGGCATCATTTAATCCTCCACAGGAAGAAACTAATCTACCGAAAGTTCTAATATTCAATACTTGTCCTCTATTGAATAATGCAATTAAATCATGTGTGTATGATAAGACTAATCCAGAAGATGTAGCAGAATTTCCTGGTGATGACCCGTATGATGGATTCCGCTATCTAGTAGATACTGCTGATAAATTCTTTGATGAATCAGTCGATGAATTTAAAAAGATTCAAGAGACTCAGGCTATTGTAGAGAGATTGCAAGATACGTCAGATTGGACCGCGTATTATCGCAATCTTCGTAGAGTTCAAGAACCTGATAGAATGGCACCAGTAGCTAGATATGCAAGGATGAATAAATTCCGTTATGGTAAAGTTGCTAGATTTTCTCCGAGAATACATTAACATTCGTCGCGAGTCTAAGTCCTATTGTAAGTCATGTGAGACTTATAAAGAGCAGCTTAATCTCGCTAATCACGAGAAGCGAATGTTGTTAGAACAGTTTCTGCATCCTAATAAACCAGAACCTGTTCCTGTAGAAATTGCACCTCAGCCTATTATTCCTCAAATTGTGCCGTGGAAAATTCAGCGGGAAATGTTAGAAAAAGAGGACCGCGCGAAAGCTGCAACATTAAGACGACAGGCTGAGGAAGAAGAAAAAGCTAGGAAATATGCGGCTGATAAACGTGAAAAAGAAGGACCAATTGAAGATAAAGGTATTTCAATAGATGCACTCGAAAAAGAATTAGAAATTGGAGCGAGCTAATGCCATTTGACCAAGTTCTACACAAATTCAAGAAAGGCACTCTACATAGTGGGTCTAAATCAGGTCCAACTGTAAATGATAGGAAACAAGCTATCGCTATTATGATGAGTGAAAAACGTAAGGCTGATAGTGGCGAATCTGAATATAAGCCTATTGGGCCAAGCAGTGATACAAAGAAGAAAATGTTCAGTAAGAAAGGAAAGAAATAATTGTTACCTTTTACTAGAAAAGCAATTGAAGCGATTAACAATTATATTGTAGAACCTGAGTTTGGTTGTCATATCTATCAAGGTGATATTGACCCTAGCACTGGATATGGACGAATTCAAATTGAAGGTAAACGATATGGTGTTCATCGTTTAGTTTGTTTTTTAGTACTTGGATTAGATTTAAATGATGAAAAGAAATTTGCTTGCCATAAATTAATTTGTCCTAACAGAAGTTGTATAAATTCTGAGCATCTTTATGTTGGTGATAATGAAAGTAATCAATTAGATGCTGTTAATAACCTTTGTAAAAAGGGTCATCCTTTAATTGGTGATAATGTTCTAACTAGAACAAGAAAAAATGGCAATACACAGAGAATGTGTAAAATTTGTTTTCAATTGTATCAGAAAAATTATAAAGCTAATTTGAGAAGGGTAGGGTAGCTATATCGCTAAGGGTGATATGCCTAATGCAGCTTCAGGTGCCGCATTTAATCCTAATATGAATGCTGGATTGCGCGGTGCTGGTTCGATTGGTAGATTTGGTAGTCCTATGGCGCCTACTGGACCCGGTGGTACTATGAGTGCTAGTGTTGGTCCTACGACTATGAATCCCGGCGCTGGTAGTGTAGGCCCATCACTTCAAGGTATGCAAAATATGGGTCAATCAATGGGAATGTTAGGAACTACTCTCCCTAGAATGATGCCACCTGATAATAAGCCTACATCAGATTTTCCGCAAGGCGGAGTTGGTCCTAGTAACGGTGGACTAGAACAACTATTAAAGATTTTCATGAATTTGCAATCGCACAATCAACCAAATATGGGAGCAGGTTCATTACAAACACAGGGACCACAGGGAATATCACAACAAGCATATAATCAATACGGAATGCCCAGGAATCGTAATGTCTAAAGAAAAAGAATTGCCTGAACGTACGATTCAATGTATTAAGACAATCGTAGATTGTTTTGATAAAGAGGATGTATTCGTACGAGAAAGGCAATTGCGACAAGCTCGCCAGATGAAATTACTATGGGCCGGATTTAGTAATATCTGGTATAGCGAGGTCGCGCATGATTGGCGTATTGGAAATAGTTCTGATTACTTAGATGCCGATACGTCAGCGTATTACGATAAGCCGATTAACGTATTTCGTGCGTATTTGGAGTCAATTATTGCTGCACTGGGCGCTCAGGTTCCTAATATTGATTGTTCGCCTGATGATGCGGATAATGCTCTAGATATTTCGACTGCTAAAGCTGGTAACAAGATTGCGGAATTAGTTTCAAAACATAATAACGCTCCATTACTTTTACTACATGCTCTATTCCTTTATTGCACTGAAGGAATGGTAGCCGCGTATAGCTATCCTAAAGAGGATGAAAAGTTTGGAACATACGAAAGTAAAGATTACGAGGACGAGGAAGAAGAATTACAATTTGCTGTGTGTCCAGTTTGTCAGGCTAATCTACCAGATGAAGCTCTATCAGATTTGGAGATGGACGAATACATGCCTGATGACGATGACGTATTAGCACATAGTACTATTCGTGAAAAAGGTGCTACTTGTCCTGAATGTCTAGCAATTATTGACCCTGAATATAGAACAGAAAAAATCATCGTTCCGCGTCTGATTGGAATCACTCGTAAGCCAAAGACTAGACAGTGTATTGAAGCATACGGCGTAATGAATGTTAAGGTGCCAGTATACGCGCGCACTATCGAAGAAGCACCATATTTAAAATATTCGTATGACGTTCACTACAGTAAGGCTATTGCAGAATTTCCAAATGTGCGGAACAAGATGGGTGGAAACTCTAAGATATCACCCTCTTACGGTGGAATGGGAGACTATTACGATAGATGGATGCGCCTTCCAGTCCAGTACTATGGGGATTATCCGCGTGATACAGCTACCATCAATCACTATTGGCTTCGACCTTGGTCATATAATATTCTAACTGAAGAAGCTGACATTAAGGACCTACGAAAGAGATTCCCTGATGGAATCAAAGTTTCTTATGTCAATACAGAATTTGGTAAAGCGTGTAATGAAGCGTTAGACGATTGCTGGACTGTTACAAAGAATCCACTATCTGATTATATTCATTACGACCCACTAGGTCTGATGCTTACGTCTGTTCAAGAAATTACTAATGAAATTATTTCTCTTACATTACAGACAGTAGAACATGGTATTCCGCAAACATTCGCTGACCCGAATGTATTAGATTTTAATGCGTATCGTGACACGGAAGCTACACCCGGTGCTATTTATCCTACTAAGCCAGCATCAGGAAAATCTATTGGCGATGCATTCTACGAGGTCAAAACAGCTACACTATCGCAAGAGGTATTACCATTTGCTGAGAAAATTCAGGAGATGGGACAATTAGCGTCAGGGGCATTGCCTAGTCTGTTTGGTGGTGCGCAGCCTAATAGCTCTAGAACAGCGGCGCAATATTCAATGTCACGCGCGCAGGCGCTACAGAGACAGCAAACACCGTGGAAGATGTTTACGTTTTGGTGGAAAGACATATTCGGTAAGGTCATTCCATCCTACATTAAATGTGCGAAATACGATGAGAAATACACACAGAAAGACCCATCAACTGGAAATTATGTAAACGTATTCATTAGGCGCGCGGAACTAGAAGGAACTATTGGAGATATTGAACTAGAAGCAGCGGAACAATTACCACTATCATGGGCATCGATTAAAGAAGTAGTCATGCAAATGATGCAAGGTGGCAATCCTATGGTCATGCAAGCAATGATGGACCCTGAGAACATTCCATTCATTAAAAAGGCTATTGGATTGAATGAATTTCAAATTCCTGGTGAGGATGATAGACAGAAACAGTATGAGGAAATTCGTCTATTAGTTCAGTCTAGTCCAATACCCGGACCTGATGGACAAATGGAACCTTCAGTAGATATAGACCCGAATGTAGATAATAATCAGATTGAAGCAGATATTTGTCGTAGATGGGCTGTATCTGATGCAGGTAGATTGTGTAAGCAAGAAAATCCAGAAGGATATGCAAACGTATTATTGCATATGAAGCGTCATATCGATGTTTTTCAGGCTATGATGGCGATGCAGGCAGCACAGGCGCCAACTAGCCCTAATGCGGCACCTAAAGAACCTGGTAGTAGTAATAATCAGGCACCTAATCCAATAGGTGATGATAAAGGTGCTAAACCAATGGCTGCCCCAATGCCGAGGAAAGCAAATGCAACAATCCAATGATGGACCTATTGAAAATCGTGATTTAGGTGTTTCTGGTATCATTGACCTATTAGATGAAGAAACTCCAGAAACTATTCCATTAGAAAAACCTGCTAAAGAGCCTGTAAAAGAAGAAACTGAAGAAACAACAGAAGAAACTGAAGAAACTGAAAAAGAACCTGAAATTAAATTAGCTGAAGAAGATGATGAAGAAACAGAACCAGAAATTAATGAAGAAGAATTAGAGATTATAGCTCCGGCTAAACGCTCTGAAATTCTTAAAGCGTTTCCAGACTTATTTAAAAAGTTTCCACATCTCGAAAAAGCGTATTATCGTGACCAGAAGTATTCGGAACTGTTCGGCACACCTCAAGATGCTGAACAGGTAATAGAGACAGCTAAAACATTTACCCAATTTTCCGATAACCTGTTAAAAGGTAATACGGAGACTGTTTTAAAGTCAGTAAGAGAGCAGAATCCTGAAGCATTCGGAAAAATTGTAGATAACTATCTAACAACATTAAAGGAAGTAGATGAGCGCGCGTTCTATCACGTCGTTCAGAATACTCTTAAGAGTACTGTAGCGGCGATGGTTAGTGAAGCTAGTCGTAGTAACGATGAAGAATTACTAGCAGCCGCGCGCTCATTACACAAATTTGCTACTGGAACTACTGAATGGAAGAATCCAGAATCATTTAGTAAGACTAAGCCAAAAGAAGATGTTGAACAGGAGAATGAATTAGCAAAAGAAAGAATGCAATTTTTCCAAGAACGATTTGAAACAGTTCAAGGTGAATTGCAAAGTAGAGTTGATGGTGTTCTTAAGAATACTATTGACCAAAATATGGACCCGAAAGGTTCCATGACTAGTTATGTTAAGCGCGTTGCTGTTAATGAGGCAATGCAAACTGTTCAAAAACAGATTAGTGCAGATTCTCAGTTTAGACGATTGTTAGACAGGCTATGGGAGAAAGCCGCGGAAGATAAATTCTCCAAACAGTCTACTGAGAAGATTAGGTCTGCTTATTTGGCGAAGGCGAAATCATTACTACCTGGCGCAATCAAACAATCCCGAAATGAAGCCTTACGGGGATTAGGCAAAAGAGTGCGTGAGGAAACTGATGAAACTAGTCCTGCTCGTACGACTACTGCTAAAAGGGAATCAGCCACTCCCCAAACATTACGTGGCTCTAATAGTAAGGAAAATGCTTCTAAGGGAAAGTCTACACTGGAATTTTTAAATGAGGACTAACTAATGGCAGTAGTTGAATCTAATGTTACTGCATTAGAACTTGAAAGAGTCATTCCAAAGATTCGGACAGTCTTTGAGCGTGACGATAAGTTTTATGCTAACATTAAGAAACAGGACGTTGAGGTAATTTCATATCGCCAGATGCGCATTCCACTGGAACTTCGTCCGGGTGGAAGTTTTCAATATTTTGGCGCTGATGGTGGTGATTTGGGTCGCGGTGGCGGCCCACAGTGGGACAAGGCCGTACTAACGCCGGTATTCATGTCAGAAAATATTGAATACACGAAGTTAGTGGAATGGTCAACGAATAGCGACCGTAAGGCTATTACGGCTGCTGTTCGTAGACTAGTTGCTACTGCTACGGACGAACTTCGTAGACAGCTAGATTCTCAAATGATGCAAGCTGGTAACGGTCAACTAGGAACTGTTACTAGCGTTGCTACTGCTGGCGGTGTTGATACTTATACTTGCACCACCGATGGATTCGGTGTCCGTCTGATGAGATTCGGTCAGACTGTTCAATTGTATAACTCAACTCTAGCTACTCTCAAGGGTTCAGGTGTTATCACTGGATGGGACGTAGAGAATAAGACTGTTGACGTAACTCCGGCTATCGCTGGTTCTACTGGCGGTGACTTGATTGTGGTCAATGGTATTAGTTCACCTACAAGCCTACCCGCGCTATTCGGTGTTCCATATCATCATTCCAGTGCATCTACTGGAACATGGTTGGGATTCTCGCGTAGTTCTACTCCTGAAATTCGCGCGAATCGTGTTAATGCATCGTCAGCCGCATTGACGTTGCCACTGCCACGCCTTGCTATCAATAAGATTGGTAACAGGACTGGTATTGACAACGATTTCAAACCGAATGCATGGATGCATCCTGCACAGAAACAGGCGTATGAGGAAATTGGTCAGCTAATCAGCATCATTCAGAAACAGCCCAAAGATGAATCTTTGGATATGTATTTTGATAAGATGCAGATGGCTGGTGCGCCAGTTAAGGAATCGTATAATTGGGACAAGACCCGTATCGATTTCGTCACTGATAGCATCTGGGGACGTGGAGAAACATTGCCACTCGGATTCTATAAGACTGATGGTAGGAATATCTTTGAAATTCGTGGCGCGTCAGGTGGCGTTGCTACGGCTGATATCTTCTACATGGTCGTTGGTATGCAGGTATTCGTAAACAATCCTGCTGCTTGCGCCTATATCGATACTCTGGCTGTTCCATCAGGATACTAGTAGCCGTGTTTAAGCTTGAAATTTGTGGTATTGAGGACTTGGTATCATTTGTCAGCCTAATACGAGGTGAACAAATTGATACCGAGTTACTCAAAAAGCTTACTAAAACGGTTAATGAGTCTACTGATAAGCTTGAAGAAGCTATTTCATCACAAGAGGAAAAAAATGTCGAATCCGGTTCTTGATGCACTTAAGGATGCTGTTACTCGCGAAACTCAGGTTGTAGCGAGTGCAGTAGCCCTTATTAATGGTATCGCTGCTCGTGTTCAGGCTGCTGTTGATGCTGCTCTAGCCAATGGTGCTACGGCTGCTGAACTTCAGCCAGTTCAAGACGAAGTTAACACTCTGAATGCTAATGCTGATGCATTGGCGGCAGCCGTTCAAGCTAATACGTAACTAAGAAACATATAGAAAGTGGAGGTGGAGGTATATGTTTCCTGGTACTACTACAAAACTGTCTGAAACAGTAGCCGCTTCAACAACGACTATTGATGTTAAATCAGACTTGATTCGACTAACAGGTTCTACAGCAATTGCTACTCTCAATCCATTCTTTGGTGGTGGCTTTAGTGGAATCTGCGTACTAGTTCCTGTGGATGGAACATTAGGGCTATTGACTACGGGTAACATCGCTGTAGCTGTCACAATGGCACAGAACCGCGCAACAGTCATGGTTTATAGCAAACGGGCTAATGTGTGGTATCCGGGTGCGATTTCTTAGGAGTAGAATAAATGAGTGATTTGCTGCATCAGAATATTAGCACGGTGCAGAGCCAGCTACAGCCGAATCCTGTAACGATGGCCGCTGCAACTACAATTGCTCCAAGTACCTTTATTACATTTCTTACTGGTACTACGAGCGTTGCTACTATTACACCGCCTGTATCCGGTCAGCATATGCTATGTCTTGTATCAACAGATACAGGCACAACCAATGCTACGGTTACTACGGGTAATATCGCACTAGCATCTACGTTTGTTACAAAGAAAGCTTTGTACCTTGCGTATGACCCGGCTACTGCGAAGTATTATCCTAGCTACTAGTTGAAAGGATTAGGTGGTGCTAGGAGCATAGCCGCTGGATTATCAGTCTGCTTCGGATAATTTAAGACTATCGGGGCCTAGCACCGCCTATTTAATATGATACAAGCATCAGAAACAATTGAAGCTCTTAATAAACGGTTAGTGGATTTCTTTGGTCTAGATACTGAATCTAGTAATCCTATCTGGCGAATAGTCTGGTCTACTGAACAAACAGAAATACTATATACAAATTTTACACCAGAGGGATTAGAATTATTGCACCCGCGTGCTATGACTGTTTTGAAATATCCATTCAATAAAAATAGATGGATACTTGAGCGTTTAGTGCTCGTTCCATCTATGCACACTGAAATGGTAGTAAAAAAGTCATATGAGCCGATGTGGGTATTCGATGAAGATAAACCACCTAAGTGGGAACCAATTAAACATATGGTGGATATTGTTTATCTTGCATTAGGAAAAGAACCTAGCAAACAACCTAAATACAAAGACCCTGATACGATGAGTGGAATGACAAAAGAACAATTCTTAGAAAAAGAAGCCGTACGAGTTAAGCAAATTCAAGACGACCTATTCGGTAATGAAACAGATACTGGTGATGCACTGGCGCATAAGTCAGGTATCAGTAATCCAGCAGGTGAATGGAAAATTAATCCAAAGAGGATACACTAATGGTTAATATCGGATTTCTGGATATTTGGAAGCGTAATCGTCAAATGCGCGCTCCTAAGAATGAGTTAGATAAGTCTACGGTATTCTCGATTCTACCTAAAGCTATTACAGAAACTAAGGTAACTCTGGAACCTGGAGTTTTTAACATTGAAGCAGGATATCCTGACAAACCTTCACGACTTGTCGTCGGCAGTTCTAGCTGGTGGCGAGAAATTGACCCTACACAACCATTGCTCGAAATACCAGTTTCATCTGTACAGATTGCAGAATCCATTGTCAGGGATTACTCAAACGGGATTGTTATGTGTGACATGGGCGAGACACGACCAGGATTATTTTTTATTCCCGGTGATGTTTCTATCGCTGAATTAAAATCTAAGCCTAAGAATCTTGAACTTTTCGAGCTAGCTGTTAAGCGTCAAGAGAATTGGTTTCGCGCGCTTGTTAAACTAGCCGATTCATTTTGGGCTAGGACTAATGGTAATCCAATGTCAATCTCAGACGATTCGAGAATGGCAGCTAAGATGCTTAAAATCGAAGATAGACCGTGGCTAATGGAATACCGTATGGAAGATGTTAAAGTTGCCGCGTGTCCTGCTTGTGGAACTATTCGTAATAGCGTATTCCCAGTTTGTGCGAATTGCAAGACAGTTATTGATGTTGATAAGTTCAATAAGCTTGGTCTGAAGTTTGCATCATAGGACAAACAATGACAGTAGCCGCTAATCGTCAGGTTAATGTTCAGTTATCGGGAAGTGGATTAAATGAAAATAATTCATTTCCTGCTGCTGAAAATGCATCATCACCTGGTCAAAGTGAATTTAAAACATTAGCATCAGGTTCAAATACTATTACTGTACCGAGTGGAGCGGTATCATGTACTATCGTTCCACCGGCTGGTAATACTAATTCTATCACTGTTAAGGGGGTAACAGGTGATACTGGTATTAGAATTCATAATACTGACCCTACTAGTATTGGCCTTCATTCGTCTGTTTCGTCGTTTGTATTAGCTGCTGGCACAACGACAGCAGGCGTATTCCTACATTGGACGTAATATGATAGCTAAACAGGTAATGGATGCTTCAGCGGTTCTATTGAATGATAAGGCGTTATCTGTTTTTACATATACAGACCAAATTCCATTCTTGAATATTGCATTAGATGAACTTCAAGAGGAATTAGAGCTGAATAATGTTCCAACAACTAATAAAACAGCCGCTGTTATCACAATATTAACTGGAATTACTGGTATTGGTGGTGGAGGTGGTAATCCTGACCTTCCACCAAACACAGTTGAGCCTATTAATCTATTTGAACGTGTGACTGGTAGCACATATACCTTTATGCAAATGACAAAGGTTGATTTTCTACCAGTTAATCAGGTTCCTACGGCTTTTCTACTATTTTGGTCGTGGGAAGGTGATACTATTCATTTCGTTCCTGGTGGCGCGACTGGTTCAGTAGATGTTCAAATACATTACGTTAAGTCAATTTTCAAGGATATCGCTACAGAAACAGACCAAATTAATTGGGATAGGGCTAAAACATTCCTAACTTATCGTAACGCGGCTCTATGTGCTGAATTCATTGGTGAGAATTTAGAGCGTGCGACCGAATTAAATGGATTCGCTGGATTAGCTTTAAATCGCGCACTTGGTATCGCTACTAAGGGTAGGCAATCTATTAGCACTCGTAGGCGTCCATTCATGTCATCATGGAGAGCTAGGAGAATAGTATGAGTCTAATTGGTCTGCTAGTTGCGTTATTGATTATCTGTATAGTTCTATGGGCCGCGCGTGCTTTGATGGCTGCATTTAGTATTGAGGACCCTATTAGAACAGTAATTTATGTGATTCTAGTGATTCTCATTCTAGTTTGGCTACTTGGTGTATTAGGATACGGTGGTCTTGGTTCAATTAGATTGAGGTAAACATGCCTGCTCATGATGCTAATGGACAAAATATAGATACTGGTAGTGAAGTATATATTCCATGTGTAATTACCTCGATTGGTCCTCCTAATATCAGAGGTGTTCAGCAACTTGTATTGAATACTAAATACAAGAATAATAATGGATTAGTTGTAACTATCACAATTCCATCCACTGTGGTTATTGCTGGTACTTAATAATGCGTGGACATGACCCGATTCTAATTGAAGAATTTAATGGCCTCTGGAAACGAGGTGATGCTGATTCTACGCCTCCTGACCATTTCTCAGAGGCCATTAATATTGAATTTATTGAATCTGGTTTTCAAACTAGACAAGGAATCGAACCATTTTATAATCCTCAAGACGCAGGAACACTTGGAATCGTTCGGATGTATACGTTTAATACATCCACTGACGATGGATTAATCACTTTAGATACAAATGGTGACTTCTATCATGTCATTCCAGCTATTCCATCATCTACATTAATCCTATCTGTTCCAACTTGTGATGATTTTGCAATGGTATATGCTAATGACAGAGCATATATTTCGCCTTTTAACATTGGTGGTTCAAGCTTTTTCGTATATGTATACAATGGTGATGGAACACCAGCTAGAAAAATTGGCGGCGTTCCTCCTGTTGACGCTGATGGCGCTCTTGCTGCTGCTAATTCTGCTACCACTGGCACTGTTGAGGCTGGTATACATATTTTTGGTGTCGTTTATGAAACGGATTCAGGTTTTCTTACACAAATTGGGCCTGATACGCTTCCAACAGTCACAGCGCCCGGTAATAAAAAGGTAGATTTATCAAATATTCCAGTTTCACCTAGTGGATTCGTTGTTGCGCGTCACATTGTGGCTAGTAAAGCTATTGACCCGACTCTTTATACAGGAAATACACGCGGTTACGAATTATTCTTCGTGCCGGGTGGAGATATTAACGATAATACGACTACGACTCTCACAGTTGACTTTTTTGACTCAGAATTACTCGATTCTGCTGCATATTTACTAGAAATCGCCTCACAAGTGCTAAATGGCAACAATTTAGCATGGTATCATAACCGAATGGTCGTAATTGGTGCGCCGGGTGATTCGTGTATCATGAAATTTTCTCAACCGGGAGAATACGAAACATTTAATGAGGTAGATGGGATTCTATCAGTTCAAAACGATGGACTAGGACTAACAAATGGCATCGAGTATCGAGATGTTTTCTACGCTTTTAAAATCAATGAAACTTTTGCTGCTACTGATAATGGCGACGTTCCTAGTTCCTGGCCCCTTATCACAATTGATGAAGGATTAGGTGCTGGATTACATGGTGTAATGTTTCTCGATACACGACAAGGTGCTAGTGTTGAATTCGTAATGGTTCATAATTATGCTGGTATTTATCAGTTTAATGGATTATTTCAGAAACCAGATTTTTCGTATAAAATTCGCGACCTTTGGTTATCATACACCAATATCGATAATGGTCAGGAAGTAGCGCGCAAGTGTGAGTTCTACAATGACGCGATTAGGCAACGTCTATTCATTAACATTCCATCACAAAATACGATTCTATTCGGTGATTATGCTAATGGTCTAACTCCTGAAAAGATTAGATGGGCGAAATGGACGTATAACACTGAGCCTACTACAATTACTATTCTAGGTAGAGAAGCTAACCTTCTCATTGGGAGTATTGGCTAATGCCGATTCCCTCAAATATAAGTTTTGCAACCGCAACTGACATTGGTTCTACATTTCCCTATAGCACTAGCCAACAAATTGATGATAGTGGTACGTATTACACTGTATATTATAAAATTACTGGTTCTGGCAGTAAATATCTTTCATTTTTCTTCTTCGGTAGTTTAACTGATTATATTGCAGAATTTACAGTTTATGAATCAGACCAAACAACAGTTTATTTAGGCTTTACAGCTATTGATAATTTACCATTTACTATTCCAGTTCCTAATGGTAATACATATTATATTAAAATTGTTCCTACTGGAACATTAGCATTATCTCCTGCTACTTTAACGGTTAGTGTTGAAGCTGCACCAACGACAACTGTTGTTATAGGTAATATTTTAATTCCCGATGACACAGCAGAATTTCCTCTTGCCGTTGTAGATGAGATAAGTGGTCTACCAATTAGATATGTATTAAATTTTCCATCAGGTGAATATGGTTGTACTACCAGTAGTGGTTATACTGGTATGGCAAATCAAGCTGATGATGAGTTTTGGATTTATGATAGTGCATTTGCATTAGTAATCGCTGTAGATGCATGGCCCGGTGAAGGTGCCGCGCAAGTCGGTCAAGGGTGGGTAGGTTCTAACCATGTAGATAAGTTCTATTTTGCTACATGGGACGATGGTACTGGTGATACGGCTGTAAAGCAAATTAATACTGCTGGAACTGTATTAGCTACTTTTGGGCCGTTGTTTGGAGGTGGTGGAGATTCTACTGGCTATTTCGGTATGGATGCGAGCCATGATGATACTATTCTTTATTATACAGGTAGAGGTGGAACAAATGGACCTGTGAGACGGTTTGATTTGGTTAATAATCTTCCACTATCTAATCTTGTTGCAGCAGTTGCAACTTACTCTACTGTTGATATTAAAACATTATCAGATGGAACTATTCTGGTAATGTACTATAAAGGTAATGATGTTCTTGTTAAACAGTATAGTGCGGCTGGTGCAGTTCTAAATACTTATACTTTTACTGGTGTAAATACTTCTGCTTCGCCACCTCGATTAGATATTGGTGCTGATGACCCAATTTCATTTTGGGGATTCTTTAAAGATAATGTTCATACTAACTATCAACAAGTTAAAATATCCGATGGTAGTATTTTAACCAATTTAAGTCCAGTTTCTTATGAGGGTGGTTTATACGCGGGAACTGTTACAGCTACTCCATTAAATCGATTTGGCGCGTCCGGTTCATGTCCGATAATGATTTTTAATTTGCCTTCAACCGTCACTGAAGGCGGATTATATATTCAAACTACACAGTTACCATTGTCGTCAGGTGGAGTTAATCCTACTACACCTGCACGAACGAATGATGAATTATTTACTGGGCTAGATACTACTGCTGAAACAGCTATTCCGCAACCACAAGTTATTATCTACCCGGCAGGTGATTAATGCCAGTTAATTCCCAAATAGGTAGTAGAAGTGAAGAAATAGTTCATTTCGCTGGTGTAAGATTGCGCGTTACTGGTTCGGGTAATCTTGATTTACAATTTCTATCATTGGATAGTGTCGATACTCAGACTCTTGCAGCTATTCCAATGAGTTCTACGAACGCGCGAGAACCGACTCGCCTAGCTAATTTCATCAGTCAGAGAGGACAGTTGAAAATTAGCACGAATGTGATTGATGAAACATTTAAAATCAATCGAATCATTCTATTTGTTAAACCTATTTGGTCACAATATCCAGGCTAATGGCTATCAACGAATTAAAAGTTGGCGCGAATTTAACCCGGCTAGAGAGTACCCTTTTAAGGTCATCTCTACAGAATCGTGACCCTGCACTTTATCAGGTTATACTTAATCTGATTAGAAACGCGCAATCACAGATTAATACTGTTCAGGGTAATGCATCTGAAATTGACATTCTAATTAGTTCTGGTGGAGCTGGAATCAACGAGTTAACTGGTGATGTTACCGCAGGACCGGGAACGGGGTCACAAGTTGCCACTATTGCAAATAATGCTGTTACCAACCCAAAATTACGTGATTCTAATGCGCTATCGGTTATTGGCCGAAGTGCTAATTCTACTGGAGACCCTGCTGATATTTCTGCTGTAGCTGCATCAGCATCAGTTTTAAGAGAATCTGGGTCTGTATTAGGATTTGGTGCTATTGCTACAGGTGGAATCACCGATGCCGCGGTTACATACGCTAAAATTCAGGATGTTACAGCTACTCAAAGACTGTTAGGGCGAAATAGTGCTGGTTCAGGAGATGTAGAAGAAGTAACCATTTCACAAGCATTGGACTGGTTAACCTAATGGCTATTGGCGATATTATTTATCGTGATTCTTCCCTGTGGAAGCGATTAGCTGCTAATAACACTGGTACGAATAAATTTCTACGTTCACTTAGTTCTGGTGCGCCTAGTTGGGAACTTCTAGTAGCAGGTGATATTCCGGTTACTTCTGTTGTAGCAACTACGACTAGTACAGGTTCTGTAAATAATTATAATCCAGGTGCTCTCACCAATTTAGTTCGTTGTAATAATGCAACAACTCTAACTTTTTCTGGAATAACGGCTGGATACGATGGTCAAACGATGACATTTGTATCCATTGGTGCAGGACGGGTAATATTTAATAATTTAGATGGTAGTTCCAGTGCAGCTAATCAACTTGTTTTACCCGTAACTGGCTCAAATTTAACTTTATTGGCTCCCGGATTAGGATTCGCTACATTTCAATACGATGCAACTAGTCAAAAATGGCGATTAATTCACCATGAGCAAGGAGCATCAATTACGCTTACTCCATTTTGGAGAGGCTCTGTCACTGACCCTGTTCTTAATAACGGGACAATGGCAACATATTACTATCTTAGAGGTTGTAAGATACAGTATGTATTCACCCTCAATATGGGTTCTACTACAACATTTGGAAGCGGATTTTGGCAATTTCCTCTATCCGCATCAATTATTGCAGCGGCTACTCCAGTTTGTACAATGTTCTGTTACGATAATAGTTCTGGTACTCCTGGTCAACAAGCGATTGGAACATATTCTTCTGCTGCGGCTACTGGTATAATAGGTTTTGATAATACAGGTAATAATATCGATGCAACACATCCTTTCACATGGGCTGTGAATGACATTCTCCGTTTTAGTGTAGAAATTGATGTTTCGTAAAAATGGATGATTTGAATTTTCTTAATACCACGGAAATAGTTGCGTTAACTCTAAAAGGTGAAGCAGAAAATCAGCCGATTAATGGTATCATCGCAGTTGGATGTGTTATTCGGAATAGACATAGTAAAAATCCTAATCATTATAAGAATTTGAGAGATGTTTGTTTAGAACCGAAACAGTTTAGTTGCTGGAATGAATTTACAGATAGTCGGGAGAAACTATTAGAAACAGCGGATTTAATGCTCAAAAATTATAGACAATTTGATTCATATTTTCGTCAGTGTTTATGGGTCGCGCAAGGCATAGTGGAAGGTAATATTCGAGATACTATGCATGGTAGAACGTATTACATGACTCGTGATTATTTTGATAATCATCGGCCTGATTGGGCTAAAAACGCTAAGAATGATATACAAATTGGCGACCACGTATTCTTTGATGTATGATTCGTAACGTAACAGAAGAAGATTTAAAAGAATTAAAGGTAATACATGAGCGTTTCTTTGCTGAAGAATTTCGGTTTGATGACTTCTTGTTGGGCAGCATGTCTAATTTTGTGGTTACTGATTCTGTCAGTAATAAAATTCTAACTGGAGCTAGTATTCGTCCGATTGCGGAAGTTGTTGCAATAACAGATTTAGATGCACCTGTTAGACAGAGAGTAAACGCGCTATACGATATTCTTCAAGTTTCAAATTTCGTATTGCGCGGCACAGAAATGTATCAATTACACGCGTTTGTTCAAGACGAGATTTGGGAAAAACAGTTAATAAAGGCTGGTTTTAAACGAACTATCGGAAATGCTCTCTATATCAATATCTGAGGAAATATGGCTAAAGGGGACCGTTCACGAGTACAAAACCAGATAGATTATTCTACTGGTAATTCCCAAAATAATCTGAATAATCTTCGCACTAATTGGGAAGGTTATCGTGGGCCTATGCAGAATTTCTATATGCAAACGGCTCCCGGTCAGATTCAGGACTATAATAATATAATGAAAAATTATAGTACCTTTGCGAATCCCAATGCTGGTGCGACTCAGCGAGGCGATACATCTAGTTTTGGTAATCTTAGTGACCCTAATGCTTGGATGTCAATGGTTAGTAATCCTCAACAATTACAATCATGGCTAAAAGCTGCTTATCCTCAGTTAGACCAGAAAGGTCTAGATTATTACACTCAACATATTCAGGAAAAACCTGGTGCTGATACTAATGAACAGGCTGGTTCCGCTGAATATTGGTTGAATCGTGTTCCTGAATGGTTTGGCGACCATTCTAATGACCCATTCTATAATGCAATTACTAAGTCATTAGGTGGATATGGTAATTTTGCTGAAACAGGTGGATTTAGTCCACAGGATGTTCAAGATATTCGTGCGCGAATGATTTCACCGATTAGAAGTATCTATGCAGGTGCTAATCGCGCGGTTGACACTCAACGCAGATTGCAACATGGCTATTCACCTAATTACACAGCGGCTAAAGCTAAAATGGCGCGCGAACAGTCATACGCGACTAGTGATGCTACTACTAATGCTAATGCTGCAATCGCGCAAATGCTTCAATCAGGTAAATTAGCAGGACTAGGTGGATTAGCTCAAACTGGTGCAGCCGCGCGTGGTCAGAATTTATCTGCTCTAGGTGGTGCTACTAATCTTTATAATGCATCACCAGGACAAGTTCAAACCTTTGGTAATCAGGTTCTACAAACTGGTAATCAAGGTATTGATATGCAAAGATTGCAACAGGCTATTGACCAAATGAGATTATCTGGAACCATTGACCTTAGTAAAGTTCCAAGTGATACGGCTCAAACATTAGGATACATTGGTGATTTCATGGGCCTAATTGGTCAGGGTGCTAATGCTCTCAGTGGTTCTGGTTTAATGGATTTTCTAAATAAGAAACCAGTATTACCATCTAGACCTACTGTTCCTAATACCGGATTTTTACCGGCAGGGAGCTAACAATGTCACTAAGTTCAATGATTCCGCCTCAACTAGTTGAAATTGCAACTAGATTATTGTCACCTGATGCTTCGCCCGATGTTCCATCTGATGTATCTAGTACTACTCCAGATAATACTGACCAATTAATTCGAGAGATATTTAATCGATATCCGATGGAACATACGGCTACTGACCAGTTTACTAGCCTGTTAAATCAATTTCCTACGCGTAATCAGCCTAGTAAGACTCAGAATGTATTAGGTTTGCTATCAGGACTAGGTGCAGGTTCGCGCGCTGCTACTTATGATAATGGTACGCCTATCGGATTCAGAGGTGGTTCTGCTGAAGATGTAATGAAGGCTACTGATTTAACCAGATTCAGACCATTTTATCAGGAAATGGGTGACTGGCAAGCTAAGGTTAAACCATACGAAGCTGCTGCGCTGAATGAACGATATTATAATCAGAATCAGCGAACATTGGCATCTAATGAAGCTAGACAGGTTACAACTGCTAAGAATGTAGCATCACTAGCTGAACGTAGAAATGCACAAACAGAAGGTGAAGCTGAAAAACGTGACATTGAATGGTATAAGGCTTGGATACAAGAAAAAGGTCTAAATCAGCCTAATATTGGACTAGCTGTAGATGGTGCTACAAATACTATCATTCAATATGATAAAAAAGGTGGAAAACCTGCGGCAGCCTTAATAGACCCTCTCACCGGAGAACCAATGAAAGGTGAGAAATTACCATTACTCAATAAAAGTATAGCAGCGGCTCAAAAACGCGCGGAAACGATGGCAGGCGCATCACAGGCTAATACGGCTGCGCGAATCGCTGGTGCTAATAGACCATTGTGGACTGATGATGAAGGTAATACATGGATGCCAGATTTTAAAACTGGCACTATGAAAAAGATGACTCCTGCTGATGCTACGCAGGAGGTTCCTGTTACTGGTACTAGCACTCCTACTAGTCAGGTTCCACCATCAGCCGCAGCCGCAGTATCACCATCAACGGCTACAGAGCCTAATAAGTTACCTAAATTAACGAAATTAGGTTCAGCGGCTGATAGAGAAACAGCATCTACTAGGGCTACTGAGGAATTTGCAGGTAAAATTTATCCTCATTTCCAAGAATTACGGGACCAAGCTAAAGACCTTGAAAAACGTCATTTATTTGGTCCTGTTATGAGTCGAATTAGAGGATACGCTGAAAAACTTGGTACTACTGGTTCACCTGAAAGTATCGAAGCAAATTTTAAATCATTCCAAAATCAGATTGCAACAGATAAAGAACTTAAAGATACGAATGATTATGTAGTTGGTCAATTTGCTGGTACTCTTGCGCTATTAGCTTCTGGTGCTGGTCGTGTTCATGCTCAGGGTAGAACTGGTATCGAAATGATTCGATATATGAAACAAGTTCTAAGTGCTGAGGGAACTTTGCCTATGTTTTTGGGCCGATTGGATGCTCTAGATTCATTCATTAAGGGTTATGCTGCTAAAGGTGGCATAAAAGTAGAAAAACCATCTGCACAAGACCAAAATCTGAAAAGTGAAGTTGAAAAGGCATTAAATATGATAAGAGAGAAAAGGGAGAAAAAATAATGCCTGACCAAGAGAAAATTAGTCAACGTGAATTCGTTGATACACTGCGCTCTAATAATCCGGGTCTAAAAACTATCTCTGATAAGGATATTCTGAAACAAGTATTTGAAATTCATCCCGAATTAAAGGACCAATTAGAAACACCTGATGAACAAGCTGCACGCGCTCAGAAACGCGCAGAATACGATTCACATGCTTTCGGTAGAATGGTTACTAGTTCATTTCCTGGTATCGCTGGAGTAGCTGGTAGTTTACTAGCACCTGAATCTGCTGGTATGTCTGTTCCATTAGGTGTAGGTGTTGGTCGTGGATTACAGGATATTACTAATCAAATGCTCGGGATAGAAGATACTAGTGTATGGCAGAAAGCTAAGAATATTGGAACGGATGTTGGTCTAGCAGCGGCTGTTCCTGCTGGAATAAACTTTATAAAAAGTCCAATTAACTCCGTCAGGCAAGTTTTATCTGATACGGCTGGATTAGCTGAAAAGTTACCAGAATATTTGCCTGGTAGTAGATTTACTAAATATCTAAAACCTGAAAAAAGCTTATCCGAGCTTCTCAGACCTAAATCTAGCTATTCACCTAATACTGGTGGCGGATTTTTAGAGAAGCCTCCCGGTTATCAGGAAGCACCTATAGAGGAATCATTTAAGACACCTAGTTCAACCAAAACAGGTTCAGAAGTTCCTGGTGTGAATCAATCTGACCGTTTAATGCGTTATCCCAAACCATCTAGTACTACAATGACGATTCAGCCTAAACCATTGTTTAAAATTGTTGTGGACGAAAATGGTCACAACATTCTAAAGAGAATCGAGGAATAATTATGCACGCGATTGCGTTTATTTGCAAGTCTAGTGGTGGACCTATTCCGGGGGCAATAGTTCAAGTATTACACCTTACGAATGCTAGTGGAGCAACAATAGTTGCTCAAGGTATCACTAATCAAGATGGATATGTATTATTCAATTTCGTTCCGAATAATACTGACGTTCAAGTATACATTGTTGCTCCGGGATATCAGAATTACTTTACAGACCTTCCCTTACATGACCAAAATCAGAACTACAATATCAATTTGACACCATCTTTTAATAAGCCTTCGCGCGAACGCATCATAAACGTGAAGGCGAACCTATGTAATCTGTATGATGCATATGACCATCCGATTTTCGAGCCTATGATTAACTGGCTCGTATTGAATGATAGGGTAATGGCAGATGATTGGACTTCGCGCGCTATTAATGCCAAGTCCACACATTACAATGTAGCTATTAGCTGTAATTATCGAAACAATCCAGTTCCGGGTACAGATTTCACTCAAGATTTAGGTGGGTTCTCCAATATTATTGATTACATTAAATCTAGAGGATTAATTCCGATTGTCAAGCTAGCATTCGATGGTCAGGGATTTGACCCTGTAGGATTAACGTATGGTTGGCAATGGGGAATGGATAACATCGAACGTATTGCTAATGGCTTATCTAAGCACATTAACAGTGTTCTTTGGTCTACAGGTTTTGATGGTTGTTTTCCTGATTGGACTCCTGGGCAAACAATTGCTATGCTACGTAAAATGCGCGCGGTATTAGGTAATAGCGCGCAAATAGATACAGAATTCGCTGGTCCTGCTAGTATGAGTTGGGGCTATATTCATATGGGTAATGGTGCTGCTGATTGGGCACCTGATAAACTAGGAATACTAGACCATTTCTCACTAGAAGCGCAGCAATTTCCAATCGATGTAACAGTAGGCGCGCAAGAAATAGCTACACGTCTATTAGGTCCAAATTGTTTAATCGGACCACAAACACCATACTATCTAGCTAATGTCAATAAATACATTGCAATAGATGTGTATGAGACAGTTGCTACATGGTTCTATAATGGTGCTGTAGCTAGTCCACAAGATGCGATTAATGCTGCTCAGGGTATGGCTAAATTCGGATTTAAGGTTTTTGGGAATGGGGTTCCTTAGTTTCTTCTATTGGTTCCTCATCTTTCTTCTTTTCAGGCATACTAATCTTACCCGCGCAAACGAGACATTTACCCGAATCATGTACTGTTGTAGTCCTACACTCTCCGCACCAACGATGATGTAATGATGACATTATTTCTTTCCTTGGAAATGTTCTGCTAGTTTAACCGCAATATCATCCGGCATTCGATAGATAATCTGATTACCAATCGACTCTGTTACGATTGTCTTAGATTGGTCGAATTCCTGCATAATCTCATCTAGTTCCTTCTCCTTGAAATCCATCATATATTTCTTTAGCATCATTGCGCGCGATATTCTGTAATCAGGTCTAGCTACTAGTTCTTTTAGAATTATTCCTTTCTTTTCGGCTGTATCTGACTTACCACGTTTACCAAGTGTTGCGCGTCTGACATTTCCTAACAATCTTTCGCATACTACAATCGCTTCGCTGATATGTGCTTCGGTGATTCTGAGTGAGGTAGAATCTGCAAGCGATAAAAGCATAGCAATCTTGAGAACTGAATCCCCGAATCTTTGGACTGTTCCTGTTTCGTCTTTGATTTCGGCATTTTTAATTCCTAGGTAAAAGTCCTCATACCAATCATCGTATAATGCGCCTGCCGGCGAATACCATACCTCCTCATTATTTTTTAATCTTCTAATTGTAAATACATCAGATTCTTCACGCGAACCCATCGGCTCAAATGGTCCGGTAAGTTTAGATATCTCCTTTAAATGATTAGTTAGAAATTCTCGATTAGGAGGATTCTTTAACGGAATCATTAATGAATTTAATACCTGAACTTCGCTCTCTGCTATAACGAACATTCGGCCTATGAATCCACCTTTAATATCCTTATTACCTACGAAATCTTCAAAGTGTGCCTCATTTGTTGCTACTAGCATAGTTAATGTCGGGTCGCGCAACTCGAACGATTCCATCTTTAACAGTGACTTATATACTCCTTCGTTATACTGACGGTCATATAGGTCCGTTAAAATGGTCATTGCGAACGGGTCAGCAACCAGAGAAGAACTAAATTCACTAGCACAGATAAAACCAGTACTTTTAGTAACGACCTTTCCACCGGGTTGTGAATATCCAGTTCCGAGGTCTTTAAGAATACCTTGAATGCTAGAACGGCCAGAAAAAATGCGAGTGTTATTAACACGTTTGACTAAATCTTTTGCTAAGGAAACAGGCGGACCCTTCTTTAATCCTGAATCCGCGTGTAACATAACGTATATGTTCGGATAAAGCTTATATGCACTAGCTCTATCTAAATACACTTGGTCCTTAGCTATTGCCGATATCGCAGCAAGGCCGCTCCAATACCAAAAATTCTTTGGTGATTCTAGTTCGCTATGTTGGCTGACTAGATTCGCTAGCCAATTCATTATACACACGACCCAATCTACGAACTATGTCAATTAGTCCTGGCACTTCATATGGAACATATTGGTGCTCTATGAATTCATATAGAACTCGTAGTTCCTTTTCGTTCAATGTGAAATTAATATCATTCATTGGATTTAGAGGGTCCACCTTTGTTCCTCCTATCACGTCTATCAGCTATCCACAAAGTTACAATTACGCAGATGTCGAGTTCTGTGTCCTCAATTGATTCATTAATCGGGTATTTTCTCGAATTCTCAAGATTAGCAAGTCTGAAAAGTTTTTCACCAAGGCGCCCGATAAATCCAGCATCATCTGAATTGGTAAAAAGCTGAGACATAAGACCAGCAAAATGATAGTTTCCAAAAGGGTCACTGTTATTCGCATAATCATGAGACTTTTTGTCATGTAAATCAGCCATCCTTTCTAATAGATTATAAAAGATAGGACTACCGTTCCGGTCGCTTGGTATAGGTTCCGTGTCGGGTCCAGCAGTATACACATCTTTCATTGTGTCCGTTGTTTTTGGTGTTGCATACGGGACAGGGCCATACTGGTACTTGTAAAAACGCTCGTATTCTTCCGGTGTCATAATCCCGTGGTTCATAGTCATAAATATCCTCCGGCTCATCTTCTGGTGGTAGAATTCGAGGCATCTAATTTCTTCCGATGTTTAAGAAAACTTCTTTCTACAGCACAACAAACATTTCTATCTTCTCCACCAATTTCAAACCATAAATCATAACCATGTCCTATTTCTTCATCTTCATGACATGATATACAACATGGTTCAAATTGAATTTCAGGATATTGTTTCTTTACTTGTTCGCATTCCATTATAGCACAGTCCATCCATCAGCAGACCTAGTAGGAAATGGAATTATTTCTGGTATATCGACTTGCTCAAATAAGGGCGATTTAAATTTACTGAGAGACTGGTAGTCCTTTCCAATTTCGAGTTCACACGGGACAATAAGATGGCGCCGTGGTATCGAGCATTTAGTGAAATCGATAGGACGTTCCATTTCGTCCTTAATGATAGCTCCCCACAATTCAGCTTTATCCTCAGGAACAGAGCATAATAGGGCATCATGGGCCTCTACTATTATCTTGATTTTGGGTAAACGTCGTCTGATGCGAAGTGCGGCTGCTTTCGTATTATCAGTAATAGTACGTTGAGCCATGTAGGAAAATGCCATTCTAAATAGTTCGTCTCCCCATCGTTCGTAAAATGTTCTCTTACCACCTGTATCACTCTTAATTCCCCACGGTTTAGGTGCCACTAGAACTCTAGAGCGTTCTAGCGCTCTAGCTACACCTTGATGAAAGTTCATTCTAATCTTAGGTTGTTTCATGTGGAAAATTTCAAGTGCGCGCCCCGCCTCTGGCTCTGTGATACGGTAATCGATTTTATATTTTCTTGCCTGAGTATTAATCTCAGTTGCTGCTCTAGCTTTGCCCGCACCAAGATGCCCCGCATGTCGTAATGTCTTGCCAGCAAATCTAATAGGAGATTCATATCCAAGTTTTTTCTTGGAATAATCATCTTCCGTTCCTCCGAAAAACCACGACGCGGTAAGAGCGTGATAATCATGTATGTCTATGTCCACTAAAGCTTGTTCATCATCAGCGAAAAGAAATACAGCGCGCGCTTCAGCTTGGCTACTATCAGCTTGAATAAATACTTCACCATCATCAACGATATAGGCTGACCTTACATCAGCACCTACATCGCCGTGTTTTGTCATAGTTTGAAAGGCGGAACCAAGGGACTTGTGTTTGAGTTTATTATGTTCATCACGATATTCAATTTGAGGTCTAATAGGAGGGTCTTGTTGGCCCGTACTAGTTCTTCCAGTGTCCGTACACAGGAAATAAGTAGTTCGCATTCTACCGTCGTAATCGGGTATGGCGGTAATATAATTTCCGATGGTCTTTCTGACTCTGCGCTGTAGAAGAATGTTATCGATAATTTTTGCATGTTCTTCTGTGACCTTAGTTGATTTTAATAGCTCTGTTAATTCTTCTTCACCAGTGCCAGTTCGGAATGGAAGTTTTAATACCTCGTATAACAAAATGCTAACTTGCTTAGGTGAATTCGCGTTAACATCATCACCTACTATTGTATTCAGGTCATATCGTAACTGTTCATTCCATCGAACATATTTAGTGAGTAGTTCTAATCTCTTAGCTTCGTCTACTCGAAATCCATTAGACTCAACATGCAAATAGAGTGAATGAAGATGCATGATAAAATTTTCATAGTAATCGCGCATTCCTAATTCATCTAAATCAGCATCCATTTCCTCATCTATTTCCACTGTAACACAGGCATCCCGCGCGTTGTAAATAAAAAGGTCATCAATCGATTGTTTTGATGGGTCGAAATCCGAACCTTCGTTTTTATAATATGGTTCTTCGGTGAATATACTCGTATTGAAAGCCAGCGACTTCGGTAACTCAGGATTAATAGCAAAAGCCTTAAGCATAGTATCCGATGATAACCTATCGATAGGGAGGCCGAGCCTAGATATTTTATCTTCGTCATACTTAAAATTTTGACCTAATTTCTTAAACTTAGGATTCATTAATAGGTCAGCTAGAATCCTCCAAATTTGGACTAAATCATCTAATGGAATAGTACTGATACCATTTGTATTCCATAGTGGGCATGACATTCCCTCATTACGGTCAAATGCTATGCCTATACAAGTTGGAATACATCGAAGGGCTTCAATATCTATTCCAAGTCTAGTCTTATCACTTTTCCTTCGTATGAATTCAGATAACTCTGCTGAGTTCCTACATACACGCAATATTCTGTTTGGCCTATTGATATCGGGAAACTGAGATTGAATTTTTGCCCGTCGTAAATCGAAAGCAATAATTTGACGATTCCAATAACCTTTGAATTCAGCTCCGGAATATCCTGATAATCCTTTGGGGTTATAAGTTGAAATGAATTTCCTTCCCATACCAAGCAGGATACTTCCTCTGTATGATTCGATATCTGTTTTTCCATACATTACCCATAGTGGACCTGAACCGAATGAAACTATTACATTAGGCTTAATCTGATTAACTTCGTATTGAAATTCCTCAATCTGCTTAGTTAGGTCTACTCCGGCTAATTGCGCGCGTGTGAAGAATGGAATCTTCTTACCTTTAGGACTATCAGGAACATGAAATTTTGAAATCGATGACAACCAACAATTCGTCTTATGAATGCCAGTTTCTTTTAATAACTTGTCTAAATCATAATCATCTGAGAATAACTGACCTGATTGAACATCTCTAGGAGATGGGGATTCCTTCACCAACATTATATTGGCGCCGGTATTACCACTAGCTTTAACGTATGTTTCAGATAGATTCATTGTAATGAAAAGCGGGGAATCCCCTATTATACGGCTACATATAGCTACGTTAGAGGATTCCCCTAATCATCCCTAAACCTTATGGCCCTGATTCGGCTGTTGCTAATCGTTCTAGCACAGTTTTTTTCCGGTCTAGAGATGGTTACTGTGTCTTACTTATCTTCATCTTCCTCATCTTCAGATTCTTCATCTTCGTCATCATCAGTCTCAGCTACTTCGTCTGCTGCTTCCTTAGTAGCTTCGCTATCATCATCTTCCTCTAACTCCACATCGTCCTCTGGTTCATCACCAGAAGGATTAACAGGCCATGCGAAATAGCCATACAATTCTGTGTCCATATTATCCTGCTCCTTCAATCTCGCTATTAGGGTCATTAAAGACTACGGCCTTAATTGCCCACATAGCGGTTTGCTCGTTATTGGTGATGGCGATACTACGATGCCTAACATCACCACACACTTCACGGATTAAACGTTCTCCTTCCGAGAAGTGTTGACGTAGCCTAGTAATCTTAGCCAATCCATCTGCACTAGGCTTATGATACGCATAGGGCTTATCTATCATTTAGTCTCCTACGCTGGTGCTGATTCTGTTACCGCGGAAACTTCCTGCTTAGGCGCACGATACTTGTGATTAACACGATTGACTACGCGACCTTGCCACGTATCATTTTCCACAAATACATCTAGCTCTTTTCCGATAGCATTGGCTAACTCGAATCTCTTACCTGCTTCAGCGGTTACACCGAAAGCGGCAAGAAAACCGATAGAGAAACCAATAGCCTTACTATTGAAATTCCAGTCGATTGGAACGCCTTGAAATGTTGTAGACCCAGTATCACCGTTGAAAAGAATAGTTCCTTCCACGGGATAGTTAGTGCTCTTGCCATCTTTAGAAAGAGCCTCACCAACATCATCAATACGCATCCTATACCATGCGGGGTCTACTGTTTTTCCACGAAGGATATCACGCTGACCATATTCGATTGTAGGCATTGTTTACCATCCTGTTTTAGTTTCGATTGGTTCTACTTTTTCTGTTGTTGTTGGCTTGTCAGCTTTTAACCTGTTCATAGCAGGTAGAATATACCTACCATATAACGGTTCGTTACCAAAGACAATTTTCTTGTCTAGTGGCAGGCTTGTTCGCGCGAAGTCATCTCCTGTATGTTCTGTTAATAGCGCATATGACCCTCCTGCTCCTTCTACAAACCCCTTATCAATGTTGAAGTGATATACTTCTTCACAATAAGCGGGTATCTTTGCTGCGACTTTCTTAGCCGCAGTCACAATTGAACGTGAGAAATGAGTCTCACCTGTAACACTTTTATATTCGACCTGAATGACGTGAGCAATTAGAATGACATGAACTTTGTGATACTGATGAATATCCTTCAGCATACTAATCATGTCTAGCAGGGCTGATGCTTCAGCATTAAAATCTTCTAATTCATTAACTTCAATACCGGCAATCTGTTTACCTGCTGCCGCGCCACTACGTCTAGTCGTACCTGTTTTTAATCTTTTAGCCTGACCCATAATACTATCGCCGCATGATGTGATTGAATCTGCGATTATAGTTTTATATGGGCAACTAGTCTGAAGCTGCTTTAATTTCATTTCAGCTTTAGACCAATCTGAATAATCTTCGTATGATACTTGGTTAGGATTGATGCCGAAATTTTTCATGGGTAGAAGCATACTTTTCATCTTCTTGTCCCATGATAGCCAGAACTGTGGTTGCGGATACGATAACGCGCATGTAGATTTTCTTGTTCCAGGCTCGCCTTTAAATAGGCTGAATAATGCGTCGATAGCGAATTCGTCTGTTAGTGTTGGCACATTATTTCCATTCTCTTATGCGTTGGTTAGTCATTTTAACATCAGTGATTTTAATTTCCTTCTCTTTTTTAGGTGGCTCCTCTAGGTCCGCTGTCTCTGAGTTTTCTGTCAATTTCTTTTTGCTTACGCTTCTGTATAGTTTTGAGTGCTTGAATAAGCTCCTTAAGTTCATCTGTTTGACCCTCTAAATCTTTGATATATTCATCTAAATGAGATTTAGGCCATTTCTCAGCTATCTTAAGAAACTGTTCCTTATATGCCATTACTTTGTTTTCTCCGCGTATATTCGCTCTAATACGGCCTCTTGACGTTCTGATAACTGACCATGTGCATCTAACTGATTTTCAATATTATCCATGAAATCATTTTCCCAATCAGTTAGAGAATCAGATGCCTCATCTTTAATAGCATCTATCCATGATTGAAGAATTTCTCTTGGTCTAGGTGTCCAGGGTAATGCCATCTTAGTTTTCCTCAAATAGCAGACATTGAACTAATTCGCCTTGTCGTTCCTTTATTCTGTGATTGTATTTCATATACCAATCGCCATCAGCCATGCGAACAGCATCGATTACTCGCCAATTTTCAAATTTCATTGGACCGTAATCAGAATGTCTTTTTTCAATGATTTCTGTATTACCAGCAATGTTTTGAAGATACAAAACTAGTTCTTTGACTGTCATGATTCTACTCTACTGACATTACGAGCGCGCGCACCTTTAGGTGTTTTAGATGGCGCGAATTCTACTTGAACTGGTTTACCTGAAAGATATTCAGATAACAAATCTTCCCATTCTACATCTATCAGGTCTGAGCGATGGAAGAAATATTGTGGACCTATATCACCAGCAATAAATCCATATAACTTTTCCTGATTGAGTGTCTTAATCACGCCGCGCATCGTATATCGCCTCACTTTCTTTTATCTTATCGGTTCTTTGTAATAAAGGGCGTTGAGAATCTTATCTACATCTTTGTAGGCATCTACATAATGTAGCTTACCAAGATGGTCAATAAAACCGAATTTATGTCCCCAATTCTGTAGAAAGATATCACCTGGTTTATATAGTTTTACTTCAGGCACAACTACCATAGGTTTTGGCACCCATAATAGCTGCTCGAAATCGTATGTAGCTGCGACTGGCGTAGCTAATAGAATCTTAAGAAAGTCTCGCCTATCCATTTACCTACATGCCCATTGTACAAGGTAGATAATTAACAAAAGAATCGCTGCTATCATTACTCCGAACATTCGTTCTGAGTTTTTAGGAGTCATATGGAAGTTTTAATTGAATCCAAGTGAATATATGATGATATGGACAAAATGATATCTGCTGGTCCTCTAACCAAGCACATCCACAACTATCATAGATTACTCTTTTCATTAGTCTTTCTCATTAACAGGGTCCCATGCTGGACCTACTACGAATAGTCTACGAATTTCATCTTCTCTTAAATTAGGCGGAGCCTCGCATACTTCCTTGAACGCGCACAATCCATATTTATTCTCACAATGTGTAAAGTTCGGAGGCCAATAGCCTGACTCCGCGTAATATAACATAAATTTCGCATAGTATGGAATGATATCATTCTGCCATTCAAACAATCTCTCAGCCGAATAGTCTACAGTCGGCCTAGTAAATTTCTCATGCGGCTTTAGACTTGTTTGAAATCCAATCTTATTGATAATAACTTTCTTAGTTCCAAGGATTACACATTGTCCCATGAACTGATTATTCAGACTGACCGTATCACGACGTTGTTTCATCGTTTTATGGTCCTCTGAGAATATACCTTGATTCGTATCAACAATACAGTCTATCTTAGCCTTCCACATGATACGAATTTCATCATCTTCATATATCACAGCAGACTTAACAACTTCAGATTCTAATGGAATCCAAAAATCATTCTTCCAGTACTCAAAATACTGTTGCATTGTATCGAATACTAGATTGATATCGTCTGGTGATACGTTCTTAACTTCGGCGCTAGCGAATTCCTCGCCGGCATTTATAGCGACTGTAATAGCCTGACCGCGCGACTTACCACCTATCGATTCTTTATTGAACGTGTCTAGAATGACATGAACGATTAGTCCCATTTCAAGCGAACTGGACTTACCGTGTAATGACATGAAATTGTGATTGAATCTGAAGTCGGTTAAACGCGCACATGACATTAGTGTAGATGCTACGGTTGCGTCTAATATGACATTCTTTTTTTGTATTAATACTTCCATATTTTATCTCTTTAATCGTCCGAATGCGTTGCCCTCTACTATATGAAAAAAAAGGCATTTGCCCTAATCGGCTAATATTAGCTCTCTTTATCCACAATCCAGTGTGGAATACCTCTACCTGACCAACCTAGTAATCTTAGTAATCCCTTTCCACCTAATGCTCGATATCCTCTATTCACATCTGATTCCATTTCCAGAATAGATTGAGGCAAATTATACTCCCATGACGCCGATACATGAATATCAGGCGCGCGAGGTATTAGACAGTCATTGGAAATTAATAGTCTCATTCCAGATTCAAAATCAAACAGATATTCTCTATGTAATCCAGGTCTATCACCCATAGGGTCACTAATTTCCCAAACCTTTTCTAAACACTTAGGAAATCTTGCCTTCAAATCTTCTAATGGTTCTGGTATGAATGGCATCATTGTAATCTCTTATACTACGGCTTAGATGGTTTAATCCTTTTCCAGCAATCATCACAAACTATTTTTCTATCTTCCCATTTAGAAGCAGGAAAATGTCGTTCGTATTCTTCTTTCGCCTGTTCTTCTGACCATGTTCCATCTAACACGAATGAAAATCTGTCATGACAAAGTGCGCATGTATAGGTTTTTGTATCAGTCATTTCTTTTCAACAAGGCTTCGAGAATAGATTCAAGTTCATCAGCCCATTTCATAATTTCAGGGTCAGCAGGTGCAGTATAACATCCATACTGCGCACCAAACACTTGTCCACGTTGTCTCATTCGTTTAATCAAAGTACGGAGTCTTTCTATTTCCATATCATTCATCCTCTGCACTTCGCTCAATTAAACCTTGTGACTTTAATTCGTCTCTAATCTTTTCTGCGAGATTGTAACTTTCAATTGCTTCTTCCAGTGCTGATACACGCGTTCTTAACTCGGCTAATGCTCGACGAATCTCTTGAAACTCTGAACCATTCATTTGTAATCTCTCCAATCTTCACCATCAGCATATGGAAATGGAGTATACTTGTGACAATCATTACAGTAAACATTGATAATTAGAGATTCATCCCCATCTTTAAGAATTTCTTCATCTAATTCAAGTTCAGTATTAGTTTTTCCACAGTATTCACAAACAACTTTCTTAGGCATCATTACCTCAAAATGGAATGATATTCTCTTTGTGAACCTCATTACCACAGTGAATACATTTGTAGATTAATTCTTCCTTATCTGGCTCAATGACTTCAACTCGTTTAAAATCATTAGAGAAAATCCTTAGTCCACAATAGGGACATGAACCTATTAGCTTATTATCAGCTAACCATTCATCGGTCATTGTTTCTCATCAAGAATAGATGTAATTAATTTTTCTATATCAGCTTCGCATCGGTCCTTGTCAAATACCTGATTATACATTGGACCTGGAGGCCAATATAACCATTGACCACGACTAATTCTGTCAGAAATTAGAGTAACTATTGGCTTAACTAGATGTGCGGGAATTAGTTTTTTTGTCATGTTTTTTTCTATTCCTAGTAAAGAGAACTTTCCACATTAATGAAAATAATGATGCAGCTTCCCTATATTCTAAATATATTTCGCCTGCATTATCATGTAGTTTAATACAAAAACCTTTTCCATCATACTCAACGACGCCACCATAAAATCCATGTGATTTAATTGGCTTTGTAATAATAACACTGGATTTACTCATGACCAATTCGTTTCTGCTATCAATCGTTCGGCCTCACGCCGCTCAGATAGCCAGCAATGTGGAACTAATCTCTTAGCCGTTAGTCCTAATACATATACCATCACATCACATTCTTCACTACAATGCGCGCGATGCCAATTGGCTGTATTGATTATATTGACTAATTCTTGATATGCTTCGCTAATGTTTCGAGGTGGCATCGTCATCATCTCCGAAATGATTGATTAGCATTTGTTTGGTCATATCTTTATCTAAACCATTCAGCGTACTGAGACACATATCTATCATAGTGATTGATATGTATAACATCTCACCTATAGT